GATCGCGTCTGTCACCATGGTCGTCAGCGCTGTGACAATGCCGGTCGCTTTGTATTCGCCCGTATCCACGTCTTTTTCGGACAGAATATCGGCAATGCTTCCAATGATGCCGGTGATTGTGTCAGCCAGGCCGGGAATGGCTTCCGCAGCCAGAGTGACGGCGTCTTTGACGAGGGTGATCAGCGAATCAGCCAGGCTGGTGATCAGATAATCGCCATTGTCATCCTTTTTCAGCAACACATCGCCGATGGCGCCAATGATGCCGGTGATCGCTTCTCCAAGAGAGGGGATCAGCGCCACTACGTCTTTGATCGCCTGTTCGATCAGCGTGCCCAGCGAATCCACCAGGCCGGAAGCAATGTATTTATCAGTCTTCGGATCCTTTCTGGTCAGTTCTGTGCCGATGGCTGAAACGATATTCACAGCCTCGCTGCCCATTGTCGAAATCAGGCCAGGCACGCTCCTGAGCACAGCGCCGACAAGTTCTCCGATACTGTCAAGCGCACCCTGCACCAAGCTCTTTTCCTCGCCCTCTTCGCCCTGCGGCGCGAACAGCGTATCCAAAAGAACGGTCAGCAGATTGGTTACTGTCGAAGCGGCTGTCGGAATGAAATCGACGATCTCCTGAACCAGTGTGGTGACAAGCGTCTGCACGCTGGTCAAAGCGGAACCAAACAGGCTGGTTCCGCTTTCGTTGGTCTTGAACATCAGGTCGATGATGCCCCTGACCACTTCCACGGCCTTGTCAGCAAGATTCGGCAGCACATTCGTCATGCCGGTGAAGATCGCGCTGATAAACCCTTCCAGGTTCGCCGTGATCCGGCTGATGTTCTCCTGAGAGAACGCCTTGCCCAGCACGTCCAACAGCTTTTGAATGGCGCTTGTTCCGTCGCTGCCGCTGAATCCGGTTTCCAGCGCCGTAAAGATCGCACCTGCCAGAGTTGTAGCGCCTGCAATTACATTGGCGGCAAGACCTTCAGAATTCTCGTCGCCCAGAATCAGCACGCCCAGTTTTTCCAGCAGCGTTCCCGCTTTATCCGCCAGGTGGGGGATTTCAGCGAAGACATGATCGAGAATCGTTCCTGCGATACCGCTCAGGGTTTCAGAAGCTTTATCCAGCGCATCATCGGTAAACAGGCCGCTGATCCCGGTCAGGATGCCGCTGACAAAGCTCGTCGCGCTGTCGATCGATTTATCCGCGCTCTCGAAGATCTTGTCGATGATCTTTTCGCCGAAAACGCCCCATTCATCATCGGGATTGTACTGTTCACCGAGCAGCAGGCTTCCTACGAAGTCCTTTGCATTGCCGAACGCTTTCTGGATACCAGTGAGCACGTTCGTCGCCAGGGTGACGCCAACGTCTTCCCAGGTGGCTTCTTCAGTAAACTGATCGCCCATGGCCAGCTTCTTGAACCATACGCCCGTTTCGCTCAGCGAGGATTGAATAGACGTATTCAGGGTGCTGCCGACGCTGCTCCAATCGGCGCTGTTTACTTCCTTCACCAGGGAAGTGATCACCATGGACATGCTATCCAGCACGACCGGAATTCTCTCGATCAGCGCAGCTGCCATTCCGGTCATCAGTTCGAGGGCAGCGGACGCGATTTCGGGCATGTTATTCGCAATGCCGCTGGCAAGCGTTCTGACCAATGTACGCGATACGTTGCCGATCTTCCCCATGTTCCGCGCAAGCGCGGTAATGCCGGTGGTCAGGATATCGCCGATGCCCTCCAAAATGCCTGGCAAGCCCTCCTGGATCCCCGTCGTCAGGCTGTCCAGGAATTCGCCCATGTTTTCCGTGAGCTGAGGTATCTGTTTCTTGATTTCCTTGCCAAACTGACGGACTTTGTTTCCTGCCTTCGTAGCCCCTTTGACAAAGGTTTTCCCCATGGAATTCCCGCTGTCCATAGCGGCTGCCCCGAGGGCGATCAGACCGATCGTGACCAGAGCGACCGGACCGGTCAGCGCAGTAAAAGCGCTGGTCAATTTCGGCAGAATGGTAATGATACCGCCTATAGCGGCCATGGCAGGCCCGATAGCCGCGGCGAGCCCAGCGAGGCGCAGCGTACCCTCCAGCGTTTCCTGATCGGCGTTTCGGAAAGCATTGACCAGATCCGTTGCGCCTTGCACCGCTTCCCGGAACCCGCCTTCTGCCAGTCCCCAGAGCGTCACTTCCAACCCTTCAAGGGCAGAGTTGAACAGCGTGATATCGCCTTGGGCGTTATCCAGCATGGTTTGCGCCATGGTTTTGGCAGCGCCGGTGGATCCCTGGACGGCCTCAGTCAGCTTCTGGAAATCTTCTTCCGTCGCGTTCATGATAGCCAGCAGGCCAGAAAGACCGCGGGCACCGGCAAGATCGGAAATGGCTTTCAGGAATTCATTGTTCCCCGCCGTCATCGCCTGGATCTGCGTGTCATACTGTTCCTGGGTGATGGTGCCAGCAGACAGTTGCTCGTCCAACACCGACACCTGCGCGTTCAGCGCCTGCATGTCAAAGCCGCTTTCGGCGGCTGCGCTGCGCAGATCGCCCATCAATTCAGCAAAGCTCTTTACCTTGCCATTGGAATCAAAGAGCGAAATGCCCAGAGCTTCCATTGCCTCAGCCTGAGCGTCCGTGGGAGAAATCAAATTGCTGATTACCTGGCGCAGGCTTGTACCGGCCATGCTGCCTTTGATGCCGGCATTGGCCATCAGACCCAGGGCGACGGCTACGTCATCCACAGAATAGCCCAGAGAACCAGCCAGAGGAGCGACGTATTTGAACGATTCGCCCATGATGGCTACGTTGGTGTTGGAATTGGAACTTGCCGCGGCCAGCACGTCGGTAAAGTGCGCCGTATCCTCAGCGGTCAGGCCAAATGCGGTCAGCGCGTCCGTCACAATGTCGGAAACCGTACCCAGGCTTTCGCCGGAAGCAGCGGCCAGATCCATGATAGGAGAAAGGCCCGCCAGCATATCATCCACTTTCCAGCCGGCCATGGCCATGTACTGCATGGCTTCTCCGGCTTCGGAAGCGGTAAAGGCGGTGGTCGAGCCCATTTCCAGGGCTTCTTCACGGAGCGCAGCCATATTTTCGGCGCTTCCCGTGGCTTCTTCGCCGATGATGGCGAATACTTTTGACATTTGGGCGTCGAACCCGCTGCCAGCTTCGTAGATTGTTTTCGCCGCATTCGTAAGCGGAACGGTGACCGCCGCGGTCATGGCCGCGCCACCGACGGCAAGGCCTTTCCCCAGATCGGACAGTTTCTTTTCCGCGCTGTTGACGGCGCTTGAAATCCCGCTGGTATCCAGATTAAAACTCGCGAACAATTCGCCGACTTTCAGCGCCATTCAACTCACCTCATTTATGATCGCACGCCGTTTGTTGACAAAACGGCAGCAAAAAAAGCCGCTGCCTGGGAGCGGCCCTCTTCTTCTGTCACATCTTCTTTGGGCTTGTGTTTCATTTCCTCAACACGGGACGCTACCGCACCATACGGCGAAAGGTTCCGGAACAGCGCCGTGAACCTCCGCCAGCTCATGGTGTCGATCTGCTCTACCAGGTTGATGCTGTAATCGCGCAGAAAATCAGCTTCAACCGCATCCCAAATGTAGAGCAGGTTTACTTTTTTCCACCGTCACCGGGAGACGCCATGCCGGTTTCGTCGTCGACTTCCTCAACGTCGTCCCCGTCCACGTCCTTGCCGTTGATCATCTCGAAGACCATTTTGATCAGGGTAACGAGCTGATCAGCGCGCATGCCGTTCTGGCAGAATTCGCTGATGGCCTTTTTGCCGAACATCACGTCGCCGGCGTTCAGGATCATCATAGCCGCGTCGGATTCGGACATGGTGCTTTCATTGGTACGAGCCAGCGTGACCATCACGATAGCCGGGATCTCGGGCTTTACATCGTACTCCTTGCCGAACACGGTGACCTTGATCGGTTCCTGCTTCTTTTCGGTCATGAAGTTATCAAAATTCAGCGTACGGCTTGCCATGATTATTCCCTCCTACAAATTAGCGCCGGGAAGAGGCTGCCCTCCTCCCGGCGTCTTGGTTATTCCGTGCCGGTTTTCCCTGTTATCAGGCGCTGGCGGTCACGGTCAGGGTCAGCGTCGCAGTCTTGTTGTTGTTCACGCACTTCACGGTGATCGTCGTCTCACCGGCAGCCAGCGGCGTGACGGTGAAAGTAGTCGCCGTAATGTTGGTGACGGAAGCGACGGCCTTATTGGAATTGGTGATCCGGAAACGCTTGTTGCTGGCGGTGGCGGGGGTGAAGTCCACCGTGAGAACCTTGGCGGTGTCGCCGACGGCCATGCTCAGCGTGGTCTTTTCGGTGGAGCCGTCCTTGATCGCGACGGCGGTCATCTGGACGTAGGTCTGGGGTTCAACCTCGCCAACCTGCTCCAGATCCCAGCTCACGTCATGGTCCGTATCGTCGCTGCTTTCTTCAAAGCCGGTCACGATGTAATCGCCGATCACAGCGTTGCCGTAAGGATCCACAATCTTCAGCGTGACGTCCGCGTCACACCCGCCGTAATTGGTGGATTCGGTCAGCATTTCCTGACCAGCGTCCTTCGCGCCGGTGGCGGCGTTGATCAGGGGCTTGCCCTTAAGCTTCAGAGCGCCGCTGCGTTTGGTGACATAGGGTTCTTCCCACAGATCAGTGGCGGCGGAACCGTCTTCGGTATCCGCGTCGGTGTTCCGGGTCATCTCCTCCAGGCCCTTGATGCGCACCCAGGTTTCACTCACCTGGCTCTTGTCCTGAATGGAAATGTCCCAGTCCCTGATGTTGACGGGGCAGCCCTGTTTGCGTCCTTTAGCCATAGTAAATCCATCCTTTCTTTCAATCGCAGTATCGTACCGCGATATTGGTCACATAGATTTCCCGTTTCTTGGAATCCGGGCCAAGGCCCGTGGCTGCGTTGATGACTTCGATGATCACCTGCCGGCCGTCACCACACAGGAAGCCGTGGAAATCGTCCAGCTCCTGCGCGATATTGTATGACAGCTCATAGGCCGCCTTGGTTTCCTGGGCCCGGTTCATGATCTGGAACCGTGCTTTGGAGACCATTCCGCCCACGCCGCTGTCAGTTGAGTAAACGCACACGCAGTCATCCGGGCTGTCCGGCATACGGGCCCAGAAGATATTTCCGTCTTTGTCTTCATCGGCCACGATGCCAAAACCGCAGGATTCCAGATGGCGTGCCAGCTCCTCCAAAAGATTCATCGCCATCACCCCATCTCTTCTTCATACGCCCGTTTCATGAGCTGCTGCATTTCTTTCTGCACGGTAGGATCGTTCGCCGGATCCTCCAGGTATTTTGCCTTGCGGCCGCGCTGGTGCTGAAATTGTGTGTTTTCGTGCTGTACGACGGCATAGGGAGTATCGTATGATACCGTCCCGCTGCTCCCGTCGTCGGCCACATCAACATAGCAGGAATTCTTCAAAGGCCCCTGATCCAACGGCACCTGATCTTTACTGACGGCTGCCAGGTGATCCAGGGCTAACCAAGTGGCCTTCTTCCCGCCGTTCCTTGCAACGCTTTTGATTTTTGCCCTGTCCAGATGGACGGTGACTTTGAATCCTTTGCTCATTGCAGCACCACTTCCAGATGATCCTCTGCAAATCCGTGCGCCCGGTAGCATTCCAGGACGATGTATTCCAGTCCGTCAACGGTGACCTTGGAGCGTTCGGGAATCGGTTCGCCGGTGCAGAACATTTTGGCCCTGGCCAAAACCTGATCCAGACCACCGGCAGGATTCTTGTAGGTGTGCTCCAGATCCAGGGTGCGCTGAATGCGGCACTTTCTTTCTTCCGCTTCTCCGTAGATATCTTTGCCGTTGGCATATCTCACCCACGGCTGGATCGTTGCGGTCTGCCGCAGAAGAAAACCGATCATGCTCATTCGCTCACCGTCCTCGGAAGCCCGCGATAGAGAAGCCCTGCACGAAGCAGCACGGAA